TTGTTTGAAGACGACTGCACGTACACCGCTTTCCAGGTCGCGGTCTGTACGGATGCCACTACTGCGCAGGTTGTTTATAGCTGTTTTGCGCACCTGGTTAGCTTCCCTGCGGAAGCCGCCTTTTAGCGCCTTTAACCGCTGCTTTGGCTCCAATTCAGCGAATAACCGCTGCAAATTGCTGTCGTCGTACTGCGCTTCCATATTACCTGCCTGCCGCTACTCATTTACCCGGACGCACACCAAAGTTTTGTAGCCCCTGTCCAGATTAGGGATTATGTTAGTTACCGTGTAAAGCTCGCCGCCCAGCTGCTGCACCCGCCAGTTTTCCTGCACAGGGTGCGCGTCGCGTATGTTATAATCTACGCTGTAGTCCGGGAAATGTTCGCCCACTTCTTCGCTACGCCGGCCGGTGGCTTTTACCCTTTCGGCCCACACGGTGCGGGTGGCTACGTAGGTGGTTTTCTCATTCCCGGAAGCAGTCGTTACCGTCTGCGGTTCCAGCAGCGTAAGCCGATATTTCATACGTCCCGCCTGCATTGCTTAGTCGGTGCTTTTGGTAGTGTCTTCCGCTAACTTTCTAAAGGGCTTGATTAGGGCCTGTAGTGCGTCCGGCACTTCGTGCATTTGCACGCCTGCGACGCTTTCGCGCTGGTTGTACCAGTGGCCCGCCAGCAGCAAAACGGCCTGCTTAAGCTGGGCGGGGTATTCCCCCTTGCCCAGCTCTCGCAGTTCGGCGTCTGTGCGGTTGGTGGCCTGGATAACGTGGGCTTCCGCAGCATCTACGTAATGCTGCATCAGCTCGTCGTCGTCCGCGAAGTCGTCGGCGCGTACGTGCTTTTTGAAAAGGGCCAAACTCACTACAGCCATAATCCTAAACTTTAGTTAGTGCTACGTCGGTAATCCGGTTTACTCTGCCGCGATCTTTCCGAGGATGAAAGCTTCGGGGCGCAGGGTCTTGGTGGCGTAGTCAGTGTTCAGCACAAAGTCTACGCTATCCTTGCGGGCCTGGCTGTACGGATCGACGATGAAGCGAAGCGTACCGAAAAGGCCCATAGGCTGGTAGCCGAAGTCGCCCAGACCGATATATTCGGTATTGGCGCCGTTGATCGTGTTGGTGGTGTACACCGGCAGACCAAACATACGGCCGTTTTGCAGGATCGGCATAAATACACCCTTTTCGTTGATAGGGGTAATTTCCAGGATCGCTTCGGTGGCCTTGCTCATAACCCAGCAAAGGTGGCTGCCCTCGATGCCGGTAGCAAGTACGGCAGCTTTCATACTCTTAACCAGGGCGGCGGCAATAGCCTTAGGGCTGGTAGCAGCTGCCAGCAGGTTAGGAATATCGACCACGGCGTGGTACTTCTTTTCCTCTTTGGTCTTTTCGCCCTGCTTCGCGGCGACTTCCAGGATGCGGGCAAAGGGGCCTACCAGGTTGGTAGCGCCGTTTACCTTTGTGGTGCCGCACACGACCTTGTTAAGCAGCTGGCGCACGGCCTGCGGCATAACGGTACGTACCACCATTTCCAGGATGCCGGCCGACTGGTTCAGCGACTGGTTGGTAACAGGGATAGCGATACCGATACGCTCAGGGGCGGCGGTCAGTTTGCTAAAGTCGATCTTAGTATCGCCCAGGGCTACGCCCTCGCCAGCGATAGAAGCTTCGACGGCTTCGTAGACAGGCCAGACGAAATCACCAGCCAGGCCGGTAGGCATAGGCAGGCCCACTTTGTCCAAAATGAAGCCCTCTTCCAGCGGCTTCAAAATGTCCTGGACGTTAAGCGGGATAATGCCGCCGGTCTCGACGTCGGCGACCATCATACCTGCAAATTCGCCCTCGCGGACAAAGGTAATTTCGGTCTTCTTGCCGTTCTTGGCGTTCTCGCGGATGATCTTTTCCGCGTCGGCCTTTGCGTTGGGGTTCTCGCGCAGATGCTCTGCCGTGGCGGCCTGCATACGCATAGCAAGCAGCTGGTTTTCGCGGGCCAAAGCTTCGTACTCTTTGGTTTCGGCTTCGGTGCGTTCGCGCTGCTCCTGCTCGCAAGCGTCAGCAATAGCGTTGATGCGCTCGCAGTTGGACTGGTACTTGTTCACCAGTTCACGTACGTTTACGGTGTTCTTTTTCATTGCTGAAAAGCGTTTTAGGGGTTAAACTTGTAACTTAGTATTTGCAGCGCGGCGCATTTCGCGCAGCTGCTTTTCTACTTTTTCTTTGTCCACTTTGGGGGCTTCCGGCTGGCCCGGTTTGGCGGCTTCGCGTAGATCGCGGGCAAATTCGCGGGCTTCTACGGAAGTATCCGGGTACGCGGGATCAGCGGCCAGCGTCATATCGTAAACGCCGGTAACGGCCTTAACTGTGTAGGTAATGTAGGCGCGGCCGTCCCTCACTTCCACGGTGCGGCTTACAAAGGCTTCGTCCCAGTAATGGGTCGAAAACATAAAGCTGCACCCGGCCAGATCGCCGCGCTTTACCAGTTCCAGGGCCTTGTCTCCGTCGGCGGTGTTAGGGGCTTCAAACTCGAAAGCCACGCCCTTTTCGTCCACGGTGTAAGACAGGGTGCCGGCGCCGTTCTTGGATCGGGCTAAAATCAGCTGCCGATCGTGGAACATAGTAAATTTAATATCGCAGCCGTCCAGCAGTTCTTTGGTAATGGCTTCCGGGGCTATGATTTCCCGCGCTTCTTCGTCTTCGTCGCTCCACAGGGGCGCCGACGGCGTGTTAAACAAAATCGCATAGCCTACGATCGTGCGGCTGGGAGCGCCGCCCTCAGCTTCGCGCACGTGCAGGTCTGCGCAGGTTACGACGACTTCGCGCCGTACCAGTTCGTTTTTATTCTTCTTTTCCATCGTCGGTAACAGGTTTAGCCGGGGCCGGTGCTGCGCCCAGGTCTTTTATGCTTTTGAGGTTAGCGGACACCAGCACGGTATCGCCACCGTCCACGGCGGGTTTGTTTTCTTCGCGCCGCCACTCGTTTACTGTGTACAGGCCGGCCGCTATAGTGTCGGCCTGGTACTTTACGCGGCTTTCCAGATCGCAGGCGTACAGGCCGCGGCGGTCAAACTGTACCTTGCGCTTGCCGTACTGGCTGGCGCTAAACAGTTTGCGCTGCAGTTCGTTTTCGATCTTCCGCAGCAGCGGGTTAAGCGTGTTGGAAAGGAAAGCTACGTTAGCCATTTCGGCCGATTTGTAGTTATTGCTGGTATCGTCAAAGACAAAGGACGGGTGTACACCAAAGAAGCGGCAAATATCGCGTACGGTAAACTTCCGGCTTTCCAAAAACTGCATATCGGTAGAGCTAAGCGAAATTTGCTTAAACTCTACCTGGCCAGGCAGGCTTACTATGCGTTCGCCGTTCTGGAAGCGGCCGTCTATGCTTTCCGCGGTCTTTTCCAGTTCCTTGTCCTGGTATTCGCCGAAGCCGCGCACGCTGGTATCGTTAGACACGATCCCACGGACGTTGCCGCCGTTCTGGAAGCGGTTGTAGGTCTCTGCGTCGCCCACGGCGGCTATATCCAGGGTAAGCCGGGCGTACGTCAGCACGGAAATACCCTGCTTACTGTCGTAGCCGGTAAGGTTCTTAATGTGTATAACTTCGTCTTCGTCGTACTGGCCAAAGATGCCGTTTACGGTGTCGCAGATATTGTATACGTCGTTTACGGTGTCGTGGCTCACGGTACCGCGGCCGCACAGGGCCAGCCGGTCGAAGTCCATAGTTACCGGGCTATAGACAGGCACGATATAGGCGTTACCGTCCAGCAGCACGTTTTGCACCACCTGCACCCAGAAGTCGAAAGCGTTTGTAGCGAAGTCCGGCTGGACGTTCAGCAGATACGCAAGGCGGCTTTCGCTGTCCTCTACGAATATGCCGCCTTTCTGGCGCATATACTGCACGTTGAGGTTAGCCACGCTTTCGGACAGAAGCTTTACGCACCGGTACACCGTGGCGACGCACAGCGCGGTTTGGCCTGTGTAAGCGGGCCACCAGGTGCCGCCCTGTCTGGGCGTCAGCGGCTGGCCTGCCGCCGCCTTTCCGGCAGCGGCAGTTTCGCGCTTGAAGTAATCCAGTATGTACCTAAAAAATCCCATTAGCAAAAGGTCTTTTACGTAGTCCCTCTACTTTAATGGGAAAAAGGGTACATTTTGGCACCCAAATTTTAGGTGTAATTAGTTGTATTTGGGTAAGTTATGGCGTACTGCGGTAATTAGTGGAAAAAATTTCTTGAAAAATTTTGGTTTTCCATTTGGATAATCAAAAATAATGCTTAACTTTGCATCGGGTTAAGGTTACAGCCCGCCAGTTTGAAACCAAAAAATTTTAAGAATATGACACGCGAATTATTACTGCAGATTGCTAAGGAAAACAAAATTAACCTGGACTGGTACGACCACGTATTTGCTTTCATTAACGAGAAATACACCAAACTGTATATCGAATTTAGCACCCTGGAAGTTATCGGCCACAGCCGCACTTACTGCTGCGCAAAGACCATTACAAAGTCTGTCGCCGCGATCGCTCGCAAAAACGCTATCCACGGCACGCCGGACGCCTGGGAATACTGCACCAACGGACACGAAAGAATAGAATACATAAAGTAAGTTAAACCAGGGCCGGGCGACCGGCCCACAAAAACACAAAAGATATGGAAACCACAGGAAAACAGATTACGATTACCAGGGACGAATACCGGTACACTATCGAACCGGTTATGCGTAACGGAAAACCCACTAAGCGTACCAAAGAAGTAGTGCGCTACGTGCCGGTAGAACATACCGCCAGCAGCTACCTTATTGAGGGCCACGAAGTCTATATTATTGACGACGACCTGGCCGCAGCAAAGCAGGCCACGGCCGACGACCTGCCCTACCGCCGCCTGGTTGGCCTCTACCGCGCCGACGGCACCCACGTTACCTGCGACTGCAAATACGGCCGGTACGGCCAGGCTAACCACGTCCAGGGCCTTACTTACGACGTGCTGCGCCAGCAGCTGCACACAGAAACCAGCGGCTACCAGGGCGCCACTGGGCGCGGTTGGGGTGCTTCTGTAAAACGCATAAACTGGTAATTATGGAAAAGACAGATAAACCCTTTTTCTGGGAGCCGTCCCCCTATACAGCCCAGGCGCGGCACCTGGCAAAAATGGACGAAGACCTGCGCGTAGAAATACGCGCCCAGGAATTAGCCGAAAAGAAACGCGGCGGCGCCCGCCCTGGATCTGGCCGGAAGCGGAAGACGGAAGACGGCGCCCGCGTAAACTTTACCGCTATGATCGCGCCTATAACCCGCCAGCGCATTACGGCCCTGCGCGCGCAGGGCGTAGGCATAGGCGAAGCCCTGGACGGCTTTATAGCCCAGCTGGCAAAGCAGCACGGTATCGAATAAGAAAGCCCGCCACTACGGCG